GGAAAAATAAGTTATCAAACGGATATACTTATACAACTTATAGATAGAATTCGTGTATTGCAAACAGACATTTTAAAATTAGATACTATGATAAGAACTCGCTATGGTTTGGATGCAGATGAAGAAAGAATCGCAAGAGCAGATGAAGTTAGAAGAAAAAATAAAAGAACTAAATAATAATTTTATATTAAGGAGTATGTGAAATGAATGAAGAAGCGAAAGTGGAAGAAGAAATAAGTGCAGAAGAGCAGGTAATCCAACTAACGGGCAAATTAAAATATGCACAAAAATTGATTACCAATTTACAAACAAAATTGAATGAACAACTTGGTATTATTATTCAGCTTGAAGCAAAACTTCAACTTGCTGAAGAAGATCATCAAGGAATTACCAAACAGCTGGAAGAATATGGCCTTAATGCACAGAAGGGCGTAGCTGCAAAAAAATAAAGGAATAAATTACTATGGCTAGTGTAACCTCAAGACAAGGACTGATAGATTATTGTTTACGAAGATTGGGTCAGCCCGTTGTTGAAATCAATGTGGATGAAGATCAATTAGAAGAAAGAATTGATGACGCTATTGCCTTTTTCCAAGAATATCATTTTGACGGAGTAGAAAAGGTATTTAACAAGCACGTATTAACGCAATCTAACATAGATAATGAATATGTTAGTATTGATAATACAGTTATTAGTGTAGTTAGAGTTTTGCCAGTTCCTAGTTTTGATTCATTTCAAGGTGGTTTCTTCAATGAAGAATATCAAATGCGTTTAAATGATTTGAATAATTTTTCTGGTTCATCTTTAATTCAATGGAGTATGAAGTTAAGAAATTTCGCTCAAATTGAACAATTATTTTCTATTGCACCACAAATGATGTTTAATAGAAAACAAGATAGACTTTACTTAGAAACTGATTGGGCGGATAAATTTAATGTTGGAAGTATTTTAATAGTTGAGGCGTATCGTGCTTTAAATGCTGAAACTTGGCCACAAGTATATAATGATTTATTCTTGAAACAGTATGCAACTGCTTTAATAAAAAGACAATGGGGAGAAAACATTAAGAAGTTTGCTGGTGTTGTATTACCAGGCGGTATTACTCTTGATGGTAAAACAATCTATGACGAAGCGGTAGAAGAAATAAGACTTATAGAAGAACAAATGAGTCTTAAATATGAACTTCCTATTGATGGATATATGGGTTAAGATATGCCAACTAATCAATATTTTCAGAATTTTAATTCCTTACCACAACAACAGTTAGTTGATGATATTGCTAAGGAAGTAATAAAAATAAATGGAACGGATGTACTCTATCTTCCTAGAAATTTAGTTAGAAGGGATGATGTTTTAAATGAAGCTGCTATTTCTGTTTTTGAAACAGCATTTGAAGTTGAAGCATATATTCAGAATACAGATGCTTTTTCTGGACAGGGAGATATTATTGGAAAGTTTGGTTTAAATGTCGAAGATGAAATAACATTTGTAATACATAAAGAAAGATTCAAAGAAGAAACAAAATTAGTTTCACCTAAAGAGGGTGATTTAATTTATCTTTATATGTCTAAAAGTTTATTTCAAATTTCATTTGTTGAACATGAAAAACCATTTTATTCAATGGGAAAAAATCAAGTGTTTGAAATTACTTGTGAGAAGTTCACATACAGTAATGAAAAATTCCTGATACCAGCTGCACAGATGGGATCATTGTTTGATGGGTTTGAAAGAGAGTATGCAATTAAAACAGCATTAACATTAGCAGACGTTGAAGGTAATTATACAATAGGTGAAGTAGTATCACAAACAAGTCTAAGTACAACAGTAAGCGGTGTTGTATCATCATTCGATCCACTTACGCATAAAATTTATCTTTACAATGTGGTTGGTGGAGAATTTACTACTGGTGAAAATTTAATTGGTGCTAATAGTGCAACAACAAAAAATGTAATTGCTGTGAACGATCAAGAATTATCTGCTAAGGCAGATTCCTATGATGAGAATATTACTTTTGAAACAGAAGGTGATAACATATTAGACTTTAGTGAAATTGATCCGTGGGCTGAAGGAGACTTATAAATGTTTGGTAAACATTTTTATAATAAAAATATTAGAAATATCATTATTGTTTTTGGTACAATATTTAACGATATTACAATCGTAAGACAAAACCTCGCTGGTGGTGCAGATCAAAGATTTAAAGTACCTATTGCTTACGGGCCGACAGAAAAATGGTTAGCGAGAATAGATCAAAGAAGAATAGATGGTAAAGATAATTTGGCTATTACATTACCACGAATGTCATTTGAAATTACAGCGATGACATATGATACCCAAAGAAAATTACAAAAAACAAAAAGAATTAAAAAAGATATAGCTGCTGATAATACGAAATTGTTAACAGCATATACGCCTGTTCCATATACTTTCGATATTGAATTAAATGTAATGGTAAAGAATAGTGATGATGGTGCTCAGATACTTGAACAAATCATGCCATTCTTTACACCAGAATTTCATGTTACCATGAATGAAATGAGTAATTTGGATGTTAAAAGAGACATCCCAATTATTATGACTTCAATCGTTACTAGTGATAGTTACGAAGGTGATATGATAACAAGACGTGCTTTAATACATACCTTGAATTTTCAAGTTTTGGGTTTTGTTTATGGGCCAACATCTCAAACAAGTTTGATAAGGGAAGTGGATGTTAATCTTGGAGCGCAGATACCAGACCCCGAAGAATTTGATAGAAATGTTGATATTAAACCTAATCCAGCAGATGCTGGGCCAGAAGATGATTTTGGATTTTCCACAACTATTAGTGATGTATAAAATGTATGAAGAAAGAGACTATACAAAAATTAAATGATGTCTTAGATATTGCTGATGATATTATTGATGTTGAAGAACCTACAGAAATTGTAAAGAAATCACCAACTGTAGATGTTAACACTACAGACTTAACTGCTGATTATCAATTTTCAAGAGATCAATATCAAACATTAATTGAAAAAGGTAATGACGCCCTTGAAGAACTCTTAACGATTGCAAAAGAGGGTGAACAACCTAGAGCATTTGAAGTTGCGACTCAATTAATAAATTCATTAACAGCAACAACTAAAGAACTTTTGCAGTTACAAAAAACAAAAGGAGAGATTGAAAAGAAGGATAAATCTGTTGCTAAAACAGAAAACAATCTTTTCATTGGAAGTACAAAAGAACTGCAAGAGTTGTTAGAACAAAAGAAAAAATAATATGGCAGATGATAATTCTTATTTAGGTAATAACCTTTTAAAAGGTTTGAACGTACCGCATAAGTTTACTAAAAAAGAAGTAGAGGAATATGTTAAGTGCCACGATGATCCTATCTACTTTTTGGAAAACTATGTCAAAATTGTCCACGTTGACGAAGGACTTGTACCTTTTAAGATGTACCCCTTTCAAAGAAATTTGGTTGAAGCAATAATTGAAAACAGAAATGTTATCGTAAAAACTGGTAGGCAGGTTGGTAAAACAACTACAACTATTGGTTGGTTATTACATTATATTCTTTTTAATAAAGAAAAAATTGTAGGTATTCTTGCGAATAAAGCTATCACCGCTCGAGAAATTCTTAGTCGAGTTCAAACATCCTATCAACATCTCCCCAAGTTTCTCCAACAAGGATTAAGAGAATGGAATAAAGGTTCTATGGAACTTGAGAACGGAAGTAAGGTTATTGCTTCTTCTACATCCTCAAGTGCAATTCGTGGATTTTCATTTTCTTGTATTCTCTTAGATGAGTTTGCCCATGTTCAAAGACATATTGCAAATGAGTTTATTCGTTCAGTTTATCCTACGATTTCATCTGGTAAAGAAACGAAAGTTATTATAGTATCTACTCCAAACGGATTTAATTTGTTTTACAAGTTCTGGAATGATGCTGAAAACAAAAATAATACATTTTATCCATTCAAGGTACATTGGTCTAATGTGCCAGGCAGAGATGATGCTTGGTATAAACGAACTGTCTCAACTATTGGTGAGGATTCTTTCAGACAAGAGTACGAAGCAGAGTTTTTGGGCTCTACGAATACTCTGATTTCGACTGAAAAATTACAAGAAATGTCTTACAATGATCCGATCTTTTCTAGAGAAGGATTGGATGTCCATGAAGAACCCAAAGAAGGACACAGTTATACTATCACAGTTGATGTGGCAAGGGGGCAAGGAAACGACTATTCTGCCTTTTCGGTGTTCGATATTACCGAAATTCCGTACAAAATAGTCGCAAAATACAAGAATAACACAGTAGCACCCCTACACTTTCCCAATATTATAAATACAGTAGGAAAGAGATATAATTATGCGTATATTCTAGTAGAAATAAATGATATTGGTTCACAAGTTGCTGATGTGCTTCACCATGATTTAGAGTACGAACATTTGTATTCTTGTTCATGGTATGGGAGGCATGGTCAGCAAA